TCTCTTATTTCTCCCCGATTGGTCAGATTTGATCCACCCACAACCGAAAGGCCTAGGTCATGACCCAAAACAAAACAGAACAGCCAGAGGATAAACCAATGGGTGTCTACCTATCGCTCAATTCTGCATTGTCGGTAGCGAACTGGCTTGCCCCAACTGATGTAGCGGCGATGACATTAGCCAGGCGAATTGCTTTGGCATTAGATACGGCTTTTGACATGGGCGATCTCAAAGAGGCCACACCTTTGGCCGCCAAATACTTATCGGTGTTGCAGCAGCTGCACTTGACGGTGGAAACTAGAACAGCAGGAAAACAGGGCGAGGAAAATGATGGGACAAACCATGTCGGAAGTTATCTACGGCTACTCGAAGCCAAGGATCGAAAGCCCAAGTCTGAAACTGCCAAGCGCAGGGCCAGTAGTGGCGGCACTAGCTGACGAACTTGGAGTGCCACTTTTAGATTGGCAAAAGTATGTGCTTGATGATGCTTTGCAAATCTTGCCAAATGGAAAATGGGCCAGAAGTCAGGTCGGGATTCTTGTAGCCAGGCAGAATGGCAAGACCCACATGATGCGGATGCGTATCCTTGCTGGCCTGTATGTCTTTGGTGAAAAGAATGCGATCGCCATGTCCCAAACACGGCAACTATCGCTTGACACTTTTAAGCAAACAGTTGACATGGCCGAGTCTTTGGATTGGATGCGAAAGCGGATAAAGAGAGTGTCCCGGACTAACGGCCAAGAGGAATTGGAAGTTTATTGCCACCATTACCCCAAGTCATGTGGCGGAAAGTGCGAGCGAATACGCAAGTATTCAATCCGAGCAGCTACAAGCGAGGGCCCGCGTGGTTCGTCAGCTGACTTGCTGTACGTCGATGAACTTAGAGAAATTGACGAATCAACCTGGGCAGCCGTTACCCCGATCACCCGAGCCAGACCAAATGCCCAAGTGTTTTGGACTAGCAATGCTGGGGACTTGACCAGCAATGTGTTAAACGAGCAACGGCGCAGGGCTTTGACTTTTGCCAGCGATCGAATGGGGTACTACGAATACAGTGCGCCAGCAGGTTCATCGGTTGATGACATCGAGGCTTGGAAAATGGCTAACCCTGCAATGGGCTACACCATCAATGAGCAAAACATTAAAGATGCCGCAACATTTGACAGCCCCGATGCATTCAAGACCGAGACCCTTTGTATGTGGGTGGATGCGATCGACTCGCCTTGGCCGATGCAGGTGTGGAACGAATGCGAGTCTGATGTGATGTTAGAGGATGGTTTGCCAACTTGGATGGCTATGGACTTGAACTTTAACCGCGAACTGGCTTGCCTGGTCACCTTGCAACAAAAAGAAAATGGTTATGCCGTATTCCTACATGAATGGAAAAAAGAGGGCGGCATTAATGACCTTGAACTTGCTGGCGAGATTGCAACACTGACTCGCCGCTATCGACCAAGGGTGCTGGCCTATGATCCAAATACTGCTGGTTACATTGCGCCAAGACTTGCCCAGGCTGGTGTGCCAGTTGCGCCAACCCCTTGGAACTCGGCCAATTTTGCTATCATGTGCGATCAGACAATGAACGCCATGCAGTCGCGGCAGCTGCTACATCCAGCCCAGGAAACTATGCATAGTCACCTAGTCAGTTGCGCTCGCCGCCCGGCATCCGATGGTGGTTGGCGTATTGCAAGACGAGCCGCGCAAGTACCAATCAGCGCGGCAGTTGCTTTGGTTATGGCGGTGGGTCATGCCACCGAACCACAACAAAGTGTGAGTATAGTAAGCGCATAACCCTGCCTTGGGTTCTCATCGAGGCTGGCTGGCAACCAAGAGGGATCAAGACCACTAGGATTTGCCAGCCAGTTGATGTGACAACACGCGCAACAACGTGACAAAGCGCGACAAAATTATCCAAAGTCAGTTGCCTATGGTGTAATGACAAAATGGGATTTATAGATTTTTTGTTGGGTGCGCCCACTGAAAAACCACAGATCGAAGCGCGTGCAGGTATCGCCATCCCGTTTTATCAGGATGCCTATTTCACACCTTTCAACACTTTCAGGGTTGATCGATCCAGCGCAATGCAAGTGCCAGCAGTGGCACGCGCTCGCAACATTATCGCTGGCACTATTGCAACCCTTGGCCTCAATTCGTACAACGAAATTACAGGGGCAAAGATCGAGGGCCGCGCAATACTAAAACAGCCTGATCCAGCCATTCCACTAGCTGTGACTATGGCTTGGACAGTCGAGGACATTCTCTTTCATGGCCGATCATTCTGGCAGGTGCTAGAGGTTAACCCAGAGGATGGCCGACCAGTACAGGCTCGCCGTATCGACCCAACGCGTGTCACTTTTACAACTGATTTAAATACCCAAGAGATCGTTAATGGTTTTTACATTGAGGGCGGCTTAATGCCAACCACAGGTGTGGGATCGCTAATCATGTTTAGCGGTATTGACGAGGGCATTCTCAATCGAGGTGGCCGCACTATCTCAACAGCCTTAAAGTTAGAGGAAGCCGTTCAGCGCATGGCCAGCGAGCCAAACCCAACAATGGTAATCAAGAATAGTGGCGTTGACTTACCGCCAGAGCAAGTGTCGAGCCTACTGGCGCAATGGAAGCAAGCCCGAGCCACACGATCAACCGCTTACCTATCAGGCCCGTTAGACGTAACCACTTTTGGCTACGATGCCGGACAAATGCAACTTACCGAGTCCAGGCTAAACACCGCAGCTGAAATTGCGCGTATGTGCAACATCCCTGCCTGGTACATCAACGCCGAATCAGCCAGCGCGACTTATTCCAATGTAAGCCAGGAACGTCGAAGCCTTGTTGACTTTAGTTTGAAGCCATTTATGTCGTGTATATCCGAGCGATTAAGCATGAACGATGTCACACCGCGTGGCAGCGTTGTCAGATTTGATCTAGATGATTACCTACGCGGCAATCCACTAGAGCAGATCGAAGTCCTTGGCAAGATGCTTGACTACGGTTTGATTGACGTAGATGAAGCGCGTGAGGAAATGGACTTAGCACCGAGAGGAAACCCAGCAAATGCAACTTAGTTTTGAGGGCCAAGTATTAGCGGCCAATGTTGAAACCCGAACCATCAAGGGCCTTGTAGTTCCGTTTAGTAAAGTCGGCAACACATCGGCTGGCCCAGTGCGCTTTGAGTTTGGCGCATTTGGCGACATTGACCCAAGCCAAATTGTTTTAAACATGGAACATGACCGCACACGCCCATTGGGTCGCGGTATCGCAGGATCAGAGGAAGTCACCCCAGCAGGTATTTCAATGGCGTTTAAGATTGCGCCAACGGGTGCTGGCAATGATGCATTGGTCGAAGCATCCGAGGGATTGCGCCCGGCGTTTAGTATCGAAGCCAATGTCGGTGAATACACCATCGAAAAAGGCGTGATGGTCGTGTCAGCTGCCAAACTTGAAGCAGTTGCTCATGTAACAAACCCAGCATTCAAGGATGCACAGATTTCCCAAGTCGCAGCCACAGAGGCAGATGAGGAAAACCCAGAAACCACCGAAGCAGAACAACCTGCCGAGGAACAACCACAGGAGAACATCGTGGAAGAAACAACCGCACCAGTGGCAGATGAAGTGACCGCAGCAGCGGTTGTTCATGCCGCAGCACCAGTGGCTTACGCAAAGCCACGTTCACCAATCAACAGCCAAGCCTCGTACTTGGAACACAGCATCAAGGCCAAAATGGGCAACCATGATTCAGCCCAGTATGTTATGGCAGCCGATGATTCATTCAGCACGAACCCAGCGTTCACCCCAGTGCAGTATGTAAACAGCGTTATCGATACATCCATTGGATCACGCCCAGCCATCGATGCAATCGGCTCACGCGCCATCACTGCATCAGGCATGGTTATCAGCCATCCAAAAATCACAACCAGTGGCACAGTAGCCGACACCAACGAAGGTGCTGGCCCGTCAGAAACTGGCATCATCAGCTCATACGTCAACCTTGATGTAAACAAGTTTGCTGGAATGCAGCGTTATTCCGTAGAACTATTGGAACGCTCATCCCCAGACTTTTTCCAGGCAATGGTCGATAACATGACACGCGCCTACAACAAGGCAACTGATGCAGCTGTAATTGCAGCATTGACCGCAGGTGGAACACAAGCCACCGCAGTCGCAGCAACATCCGCTGGCATCATTTCCTATGTATCAACCGAAGCACCAGCTGCTTACCTAGCAACAGGTGAACTACCAAGCGCATACATCGCTGGCACATCCCAGTGGTCATTGCTAATGGGTGCAACCGATACAACTGGTCGCCCAATCTACAACGCATACAACCCACAGAACAACGGCGGAGTTGCTGGCCCACAAAGCCTACGCGGCAACGTACTTGGCCTAGATCTGTATGTAGATCCAAACGCAGTTGCAACAACAATCGATGAGTCGGCATTCATTGTGACCCCATCATCCGTTGCAATCTACGAATCACCAATCTTGCGTATGTCCACAAACGTGGTCACATCAGGAGAAATCGAAACAATGCTTTACGGTTACTTAGCCGTTGGCGTTTTGGTTGCCGGTGGAGTTCGTCGCTTTAACCTGACCTAAGTCAGCGTTAGTTAGAAGTGTGGGGGATGCGGCCCTGTGTCCCCCACACACTTACACGATAGGAGATTGAAATGGCACTAATTACACTTAGCGAACTTAAAAGCGTTTTGGGTATTGGCGACATTTACGCTGATCCTATTGTCCAGGCAGTTGCGGACAGTGCCGAAAACATAATCCTGTC